ACCGTTGGCAGTGAGAACACTGTGACACTGGGCCACTTCATCTCGATGAAGCTAGCGTTTGATAAAGCTAATGTCCCAATGGCAGGTCGTGTAGCAATTGTTGATCCAGTTACGGCTGCAACATTCAACAAGCTCATCACTATTAACAGCGCTGTTACACCATTTGGTGAGAAAATGCTGGCTGATGGCTTTGATCGTGACCACGAGTATGTTATGAACCTGTATGGTTGGAACATCATCACTTCTAATCGTCTGCCTAAAGGCTCGTTTAGCGATGGTACTACTACTGTAGCTAACGGTGTTGCTAACATCTTCATGTCTGTTGCTGATGACAACACCAAGCCTTTGATGTCTGCATGGCGTCGTATGCCTAAGGTTGAAGGAGAGCGTAATAAAGACCTCCGTCGTGATGAGTTTGTTACTTCTGCTCGTTGGGGCTTTGGCACACAACGTGTGGATACTCTTGGTATCCTTATCACAGACGCTACTAAAACCTAATTAGAAAGAATATAATTTTATGCCATACGAAAATACTGCTGGCCTCGGCGTCACAAATCAATATGGAACCCGTAACACTGGCGGTTCTGTAGGTGTGGAGCACACTCAAAACTCCAGGCACATTCTCAGTGTAGACTTGACAGGGGAAATGCTTAACAGTGCTTATGTAGCTCCTTTGTTTATTCCAAAGGGTGCTAAGATTATCCGAGCACTCCTACGAATTGATGAAGTGTTTGTGGTGTCCACCGCAGGAACTGTTGCACTGGGCGGCACTGCTCCCGGTACAGACGGAGTTGTTCTTACAGAAGTTCAGCTTGAGGCTCTAGGTACTAAAGATGTTAGTGCATCTGCTGTTGGCACTTGGGCTACCGCATCTGTTACAGGAACTACATCCTCACAGAAAGTTACAAAAGCACTAGTTGGCACTGTAGCTGCTGGGGCAGGTAAAGGTACATTGGTTGTTGAATACTTCTTCAAGACTTTGATCTAATTTAAATAAGGGGCAAGCATTAAAACAGCTTGTCCCTTTTTTTCTTTCTAAATAGGAGAATTGAATGTCAATTCAACATCGAGACATCCCCAACGCTCAACTCCACGAGCCAAAAGGGATTAACACAGCATTGGTTGATACGTTGTATCTGGCAGACGGATTAGGAAGCGGGTCATGGAAAACCCTTGGCACTTACGGGTCGCAAGTTATTACAAACAATGCAGTTGGCTTTCCTGTAACAGCCGCTGCTGATGCAACACTTAATACAACCTCACAATACACCCTCCTATCTGGAGTGGGTGCTCCGTGGACATCTGAGAACTTGTTTAGGATGGCCTTCACTACTGACCGTCTCACCGTAAGTGTTACAGGTATTTACTTGATTAGTTTGTGGATGCAGCTTACTGGGTTCCCATCTAACACAGCAAGAGTTGCTTTGCGTTATCGCGTTAATGGTACAGGTGCTTTTTCTACACGGAAGCCGCAAACAAAGTCGGATGGTGTCTCCGATACAGAGCAGATTACTGGGTTTGGGTTGCTAGCGCTCAATGCTGGAGATTTTCTTCAGCTATATGTAGCTTCAGACACAACAGGCAGTATTGTTTTTAACGACGCCAATAACACTCTTCAGCTTGTAAGGCAGACAGCATAATGGCTAAGATGACATTGCTAGAGATCGTTTCTGACATACTAAATGACCTTGATTCAGATGAAGTGAATAGTATCTCTGATACAATTGAAAGTCAACAAATTGCTCAGATTGTAAAGACATGCTATTTTGAGATGATTGCTAATAGGAATTGGCCGCATCTTCGTAAGCTTGTTCAGCTAGAAGCTGCCCTTGATTTATCGAAACCTAATTATCTCAAAACCCCTGTAGGGATGAAGGAGATGTTATTTTTTAAATACGAGAAGTTTACTGTTTCTAATCCCAAATCCCGGCTACAAGATGTAAACTGGAAAGAACCAGATGCGTTCTTTCGTATGATTTCTACGCGGGATAACACGCTTCCTAATATTACATCGGTAATTGATTTTAGCGGAGTTAAGCTGTTAGTCCTTAACAATCAACCGCCTTCCTATTGGACATCTTTTGATGATGAGTATGTCATCACTGATGCGTATGATTTCGCTGTAGATGCTACGTTGCAGAAAAGTAAAACACAATGTCTAGCATATATTGACCCTACATGGGTACATTCTGACATTGCAATTCCCGATCTACCTAGTGAAGCATTTCCTGCATTGCTAGAAGAGTCTAAAAGCACAGCTTCTCTAGCGCTAAAGCAAACACCTAGCCAGAAAGCAGAGCAGAAAGCTAATAGGCAATCACGTTGGCTATCACGCAAAGCTTGGACTGCTAATGGAGGAATTCAATATGAAGACTATGGACGGAAGGGTAGACGATGAAGGACTACAGATTAGAACATAAAGGGTATTACATACAGCCCCACAAAGACCACCCTACTTGCTATGTTGTTGTTACAACAGGAAAGGGAGGCAAGAGTCCAGATTGTCTTTCTGGAATGTTTACAACCCGTGCTATTGCAAAATCAGAAGTTGATGTTTACGTAGCCAGCAGACCAATAAAGGAACCAACCAATGGCAAAGCCGACACAGCGGGCGGAAGTAAATAACTTCATCAAAGGACTTATTACAGAAGCTTCACCACTTAACTACCCTGCGAACGCATCTTTAGAAGAAGAGAATTTTGAACTGAATAGGGATGGTTCTAGGGATAGGCGATTGGGTTTAGGTTTTGAACCTTTACACAACACCATTACTGTTCCTTATACCCTTGTTGAAAAAGATAGTTTAAAGCTATCCACGTTTAAATGGTTAAGTGTGGCTGGGTCCCTAATAGATGACTTCCTTGTTGTGCAGATTGAGCGTACCCTTCAACTCTATAATTTGAATGCCGAAAGCTTAACAGGAAGTGGTCTTATAGGTTCAATAACTCTTGACCGATTTCCCCCTAACACTGGTTACTCTTTTACAGCCGTTGATGGAACCCTTGTTGTGGCTGCTGGTGTAGATGCTATTGCGCTTGTTACCTATAAAGCAGGGGTGTTCACTACCGCATATGAACGATTGCTGGTACGAGACTCTTGGGGCATACAGGTAGTGGATCAACCCGAGTATGAAAAAGATATTACGTATCGAGGAACAACTGCACTCCCTGTTGCACATACCTATAACCTCCAAAATCAATCTTGGGGTATCCCTCGCAAGAATGCAGCCAATGTTCTTGTTGATCCTGTAGTTCAGTATCAAACTGATCTGTCTATTAACCCAAGTAATTCCGAAACAGTTTGGACAGGGTTGCAATTCCAACCTGTTACCGCTGGTGTGACATTTGAACGCATGTACACCAACTTGTACACGGAGGTGTTGGGCGCATCTGTGGTGGATGCTAAGGGCTATTATGTAATTGATCTCCTCAACCGTGGCACTTCTCGTATCAACGCCTTTGCAGCTAATAAAGTTAAGTATCCAACTCTCTCCATTGTAAGTATCACGGCACCTTCTGATATTACTTCTGGAGGTGCTAAAATTGTTACTGAGTTTGCAGGGCGTGTATGGTATGCTGGTTTTAGTGGAGAAGTGGCAGGAGGCGACTCCCGCAGTCCTAACCTATCGAATTACATCTGTTTCTCTCAACTGATTAAAGATAAAACTAATTTCACTAAGTGCTACCAAGAGGGTGATCCCTCTTCGAGAGACAGCACTGATCTGGTAGATACTGATGGTGGTTTCCTTCGGGTATCTGGTGCTAAAAAGATTATTGCGCTAGTAAATATTGAAAGCTCGTTAATTGTTATTGCAGATAACGGGGTGTGGAGTGTTTCTGGAGGAGGTGATTATGGATTTTCTGCAACCAATTACAAAGTAGCTAAAATTTCTACGTTTGGTGGCTTATCTGCAACATCTGTTGTTCCTGAAGGTGGCCGTGTATTCTTTTGGTCAGCCGATGGTATTTATCTTATTGCTAAAGATAATGTAGGAAACCTCGGTGTAACAAACATCACACAGATGACGATCCAGACGTTATATGAAAATATACCTAACACTTCTAAGTTGGAAGCAGTAGGGGCATATGACCCTATTAGTAAAAAAGTAAGATGGTTGTATAGGACAGGAATTCGTTTTGGAGATGATGCAGTAACTAAAGAGCTTATCCTTGATACAGTTTCTTCGGCATTCTACCAAAACAGGATTAACAACCTAGATAACAACACTGTTCAAGTAATGAGCATGTTTGTTGGCACTCCATTTAGACGTGGTGGAGCGCTTTCTGCAGTGTATTCAGGAACGGATTTAGTATTTGCTGGGTCAGAGTTTGTTGGTGTGGAGGATGAGATTCGTACATCAGGGATACAATCTATTCGTTACTTGATATTAGGGTATGTGGGGGAAGCGGTTTACATTACTATTGGTTATTATAATAACACAGATTTTGCAGACTGGAAGGGGGTAGACGGTGTAGGGGTAGATGCTAAAGCATATCTCTTAGCTGGTCAACAAACCGCTGGTGACTCTGCCATCTCTAAACAAATCCCATACTTGGTGATGTATTTTACACGTACTGAGGTAGGTGTTACACAGGACCTAGTTCCTGATCGACAGTCTGGATGCCTTATGAGATGTCAGTGGGATTTCTCCAACACTATTGTGTCAAACAAGTGGAGCCCATTAGTGCAGACATATAGATACAGAAGAGCACAGTATATCACAGGCCCAGATGATGAGTATGATAATGGATTCTCCGTTATATCTAGTAAGAGTAAAGTACGAGGACGTGGTAAAGCATTCTCTCTCTATCTTGAAACTGAGCCTCTGAAAGACTGTCGTGTTCTGGGCTGGAGTATTTCACTGAATGGAAACACAAATGTCTAAGTCCATATACTATCAGGATTCAAATATAAAGTTTGAATATGAGATGTGTGCAGATTTTGTTGCAATACACTGTGCTGTAACTGTTTGGAATAAATCGGTTCTCAGAAACGCTTACTTTGTCTTTGGAGAATTTATGAATATGACAACAGACCTTGGAATAACCAAGATAGTTACCTTATCCCCTAACCCCAAGTTTGCAAAACTGTTTGGTGGAAAGGCAGTTAAAAGCTTTCCGTATGAAGGAAAAAATATAGAGGTGATTGTATGGGAATTGAGTTAATAGTAGCCCTTGGCTCTCTGGCGGTAGGGGCAGGCAGTGCCATTGCTTCTAACACTGCTCAGAAGAAGGCAGCAGGAGCACAGGAGAAAATACAGGGTGAGCAGAAGGCTCAAAATGCTGCACAAGCTGCCTCTGAGAGACGTTCTCAAGTGAGGGAAGAGAGAGTGCGCAGAGCACGAGTTATGCAGAGTTCAGAGAACACCGGAGTTGGTGAGTCTTCTGGAGAATTTGGTGCATTAGGTACACTTGGTACAAACCTAGCAGTGAATATGGGAAGCAATGCTGGGAAGCTTGCTGCTAGTGAGCGCACTAGCGGATATGCACAAGATGCTGCTAATTTCATGGGGCAGGCACAACGGTCTGATAAATTGTTTAATCTCTCTGCCAGTATTTTTAGCAACTCTGGTGGGTTCAACTCCATCTTTGGAAGCTCTGGTGCTGGTGGTGTGACAGAAGCAACACGTACAGGACGCCTTCCCGGAACCAGTTAATAAGGAATATAATGGATTTTATCGATGAGAGCTTTGGTGCTCAAACAACGCCAGTCACAATGAGCGACCTTGTAGCAACACCACTTGCTCCATCGTTTCCAATGGGGGCAATTCGTAATCGTGCTGCCACCTCTGCACTGTTAACAGAGGAGCCGGGAAAGGCTCTAGAAAATTACCAACTCCTAATGAAGGAAGGAGAGGAAGGGCAAAGTGCTGTCTACGATCAGCTCAAGAATTCGATATTGGACAGGACAGCTAAAACAGACATGCAAGGTGTCATGTCAACACTTGGTGATGCTTCTATATCGTTGGAAACAAAGCGTCAAGTTATTGATGGAATTAAGAATTCTCAGTTCCTTAAGGATTCAGGAACGATTCTTCATACGAATACTTTGGCTAAGCCGAGCGCGGGAGAAAACTACTCTGAAGAAGCTTCCCGTATTTCTTCTAGTGATGCTATTCGTGAAATTTATAATTCTCGTGTTCAGAGGCAGGGGTTAGTGAATGCTCATGGGGCTTCTATGGACTCCGTTAGCATTGGTACGCTTGGTGATATGGTGAGCTTGGATATTCTCCCCGGTGGCACAGCGGCTAACGCTATGAGTGTACAGAAGGCTATGAAAGCTGCTGTAGGGGAGAAGGTGTCTCTGTGGGACGTAGTTAAGTCTCTTGCAGCCCCCGGACATTCTAAGAAGGATGCGTATGATCGTCTTAAAAGTTTCCCTCCAGCTAAACGAGAAGAAGTAACTAAAGCATTTCTAGCTGAAATTGGAAACAGCAAAGGAACTGTGTTTGGAGCAGATAGTCATTTTGCTCAAGTGCGTATTGCACAAGAAGCATTTAGCACAGGTGGTTATGACAATACAGATAAATGGATTGACACAGTATCCAGCCTAGCAGATATTGTTGGAATGGGGTGGGCTATTCGTGAGACTAAAGCTGCTAAGCCGTTGAAGGCAGCAGAACAGGCTCCAGCAGCCGAACGTGTTATTCCTGCAGAATGGGAGCTTGTTGATGACCGGAAGCTTCCTAAGCCCGTACAGAGCCTTCCTAACCCCCAATTGCGGATTGGCATTGAGGATGAGATTAAACGTATCGAGAGAAACTCAGTAGTACGTAGAGAGAACCCAGCAAGCCCTGCTAGTGTTGTTCAGCAAGCTAATCCAGAACAAGCTCGTAACATACACGCTGTTGTTGTTAAATCTGAGACAGATGAAGTGGCGGAAGCTCTATATGGTACATCAAAGAACCAA